CTTGGTCTTTTTCCAACCGAAATCCATTGCTGTTTGCAATGTCTTCTTTACTACGTCAAAGTTAGTTGGCGTGATGCCGTTAGGATAATTCTTTTGTGACATTGATGTTCCACTACCAGATGAAGGTGATCCTTGTGCAACTCCTCCCATGTCAGAAGGTCTATTTTCAACATGTTCGCCTTGTGCATTTTGTCTTCCCTCTTCAGGTGCAGCAGTTGATCTGCCTCTGCCATTTTTAAGCTCTTCGTTTTCATATTCCTGAACCTCTTTGGATACATTGTATTCTCCAGTATGGGTTCTTTCTACCTTGAATCCCATTTGTTGTAGTTTTGCCATGTTGTCAATCTCAACACCATCTCTTTGTAGTTCTGAAAGTTTGTCATTTTCTTCACCTGCTACAAGTTTAAGATCCCAATCATCAACTCCCATGACTTCTGCAAATTTCTTAAAGAAAGCCTTGTATAATATATCCTGTCCCCATTTAACTGCTCTGTTTGTAATTGTAACTTGTAATCCTTCTTGTGACCAACCACCTACCATCTCTCCGTAATACAATGGAAGCACACCATAAACTGCACCAATGATCTGTCTTAGTTCTTTTCTTACCTCAATGAATTGTAATTCCTGTAATGATCCAGTAAAGTCTATCCAGTTTGCCATGTTCTTACCACCTTTGTCGGACTCAACCATGAGTGGGTGTATCATGTACGGATCTTCAGTTGCTTTTTGCTCCAAAGCGTCCCATGACTTTCTGAATGTCTCATAGTTTCTTGATGCAACTACAAGCAATCCTCTTGGTGGACGCATCTTATCAAAGTATTTTCTGACATATTCGTCCATGTGTGACAATGACATTGCCTTACTCCATATAGCAAATATAGGAGATAGACCATAAATCAAACTTGGTTTGTACTTACCTGCCTTCCAAATAACTTCACCCTCACCATATATTACTCTTTTTGGGTGTGGGATACCGATAGAATATACAGAGTTTACTTCAATTATTGCCTTTAGACATTTGGCATTACAAATATCACATCTGTCAGTGTACTGTCTTTTGTCTCTGTGTTCAAATCTAGGACATACCCAAATCTTTTGTCTTTTATCATCATAACCTATTCTGCCATCAGAGTCAGCAATCATTGCTACTTGTGGTGGATCAATTCTTAACAGTTCTTTAATCTCAGTTTTCTTCATATCTATTTCTCCAGTAATATCATCAATGAAATAATTCTTTAGCATCAACATGTAAGCGTTATCAGCAATTTCCAAATCTCTTTCCAACTGTCTTGCAAGGTCTTCCATGTTTTGCATGTTGCCATTTACAGGTTTACTCATAATATCCTCAAGAATCTTTCTGTGTTCTGGTACAGGTCTTCTCATTTCATAACTTCCACATGAGTCACATTGTACCTTCTTCATGTCTATCTTATCCTCACCTTCTTCATGAATGTTTGGTGCATATTGGAATGTTTTTGCACAGTTTTCACATTTGTACTTGAATCTTTCTACTATCTCAAAACCGTTTTTAAACATTTCACGGTTAAGTGTCTCAATAGGAATTCTAATAGCATCAATATTATCTGCCAACTCATAGATCATAATGAGTGGGAATGGGAAAATTGGTAGTTTGGCACCTGTATCGGTACTCATATAAGGTTGTGCTATACTTGGTCTAGTCGTAGCATCAGTGTATCCTTTGTTAACTGGAGTTAAAGCTTTTCTTATTCCACTAAGAGAATCTCTAATACCCATGATAATCTAAGAAATCATTAGTTAATAAACTTTGTCTAATAATGTTAAAATTATGTCAGATCTTGTCAAGGTCGCCATCTATAGGGCATCTTATGTTTCTACCTATATCCTCGTTACATAAGCATTTTTTAACTGCTTTTTTAACTTCCTTAGGCTCTTTGAAAGATTTTTCTTCCATTCTAACACTTATATTACGACAGATATATAGTTTCTCATGGGCGTATGTAAAGGAGTTTGTTTATCTAAATATTATGCACCTAAAGGTAAAAGAACATATCTAGGTGGAGGTAAACGCTGCACTGAATGTGCATTGTTTGTAGACTGGGAAGGCATACATTGTCCTTGTTGTGGAACCAAGTTACGTGTAAGAATTCGTTCACGACCCATTCCTTTAATAACTTACAAAAGAATATAAACTACCTATTTAAAGGAATTGTATGGTTTCATTCACTTTAGGCGACTATGAGTTATTATTAAAATGGTTTGAACTGGCATTTGCTAGGTTAGACAAGTCTAAAATTTCCTCTGAGGATAAAAAAGTGTTTTGGAAAATAACATTCCTAGCTGAAGATGCAGTAGAAGAGTTAAGAAAACGTAGACATGAAGACGATGAAGATTAGTTAAACCTATAAATAAGGGAGCCTGTTATAACATGTGGTTGTCAGGGATTACCCGTTTTGGTCTAACCATTCACGGTAGCCCTCTTAAACCACCTACCCTACAATAACGTTGCAACGTGAAGAAAGCCGTCACCTGCAACAAAAAGAAAGTAAAATATTGATCGTATTATACAAACTTGGGTAGGTTTTTCAGTTACTCTTATATATTAGTATAACGTATATAAATTGCTAGTTAACTAACCGTCCTACCAAGTCGGTAGTGGACAAACACGTAAGATTTGTCCTCCTTTTTTCCAAAGGTTAATATGAGAGTTTAACAATATATGTTTATGAATATACCTTTATTCTTTATCAGTTTATTTTTAATAGGTACATTATTCTTACTTCCATTAGGTATTGTTGTTTTAATTATATCTTTAAAATACAAAGGTAGAAAAAAGAAATATAGTAAAAAGTTACTGGAAGAGATGCGTTAAACAACATGCATTGCTTTTACATCAAGTCTAACTGCATCATCTCTGTTGGATTTTCTTGATCCCATCTTTGGTCTACGTTTGCAGCAAGGACAGTTAAAATCAATCAAGTATGTTTTTCTTAGCCATTTATCACATCTTCTACATAATGCGTGTGTTTTGTATGCGTTACCAAAAGGTCTATCATCTGGTATTCTGTCGCATAATCCTTTACAACCTTTCATAATAAACTATACTGATTCTGCCTTAATTAAACGTTTGCTTTTAATATTATGTTTCAGTTACATTTATATAACGATATATACATCTATTAGATATGATTACAAAGATGATTGCAACCATTACAGTCGTCCTATTAGTAGGACTAACTGCAAATGTATATGCAGCACCAGATCGTGTTACTGTTGACAGTTTCCCATTTGATATCACAATGGAAGAACAAGGGGAACTTACAATAATTAACACAGATGCTTTAACTCACACTTTTGAATTAAGTGGTGTATTTAGCCACACAGTTGAAGCAGGGGAAGGTCTAGTTATTAACTTGCCTGCCTCAATGACAGAAGATAACAAAGACGGTTGGTATTTGTTAGACCGAGCAACGGGGGAATATAACATCATTCGTACCGAGGCAAAATATGTAGCACCACCACCACAACCTGAGCCAATAGCAGAGCCTTCCGAGCCGAAAGTGGACTTTGCTGTTGCAAGCAGTGAAACAAGTGGAGAGTACGAGGGCATCAGAAATGTTCCAACATACAACGGCAACGTTGATGTGCAAACATTGCAAAGCGACCTTGCAGATATAACTGCAAAGTTCAACAAGTCGGTGCAAACGATAGCAGAGCAAAAAACGGAAATTAGGTTGCTTAGTGCAAACGTAACTACGTTGAAAGCACAAACTGTCGCAACGGTTGACACCTCAGTACTGGACAGCAAAGTGTTGGCACTTGAGGCTAACAACACTGCACTTGCAAACGAGGTCAGAACTATCACAGCAGATAGAGATGAATGGAAAGCATTGGCAGAGAGTTGGTACGGAATTGCAAAGGCACAACTTAAAGTCATGGTCGACTACTTGGGGCTCTAACCCCTTTCTTTATTTTTAGTTAGATTTATATAACGTGCGTGTGTATTATAATTATGATAGGATCAAAACAGATAAACAAGGTAATGTGTATTGCTTGTCAAAACTTAATCGGGGAGCATACCAAACGTGGATTAGGACGCTGCTTATTTCGAGTGCAGGGAACCATGATAGCCGAAGGCAAAAGTCAGGCAGATGAGTCAATGAACAAGTACAAGGCACCAGAGTTTGTGTCTCAGGAGGACATAAAGCAATGACTTGGGACTGTGACGAGTGCTATTCGCAAAAACAACTTTGCGAGGATTGCGAAAGCAAGGACTGTCATTCATGCAAGAACATGAAGGAACTGCTTTTCAACTCAAGCATCATAGCCTATGCAACAGAAAACAACAAACGCATAGTATGCAACAACGGGCACACAATATTCACGCCTGAAGAAACATGTGGCACAGAAGGGTGCAAAATAATTTGATGAAGGGCAACAAGGAATGTGTGTGGTGTGTCATAGAATTAAAATACGATATGAGACTACCTAACCATACGTGTGACGGGCGTGGTTAAATGCGTTGTAAAACATGTGAAAGAACATTCAAGTCTTGTGGCTGTACAGGCAGGCATTGTTGGGAACATCAACAGTGTCGCAAGTGTCATTATTTAGGTTTATATATAAATGGCGTACAGTGAAACATGCAAAGCCTGTGGGCATGGCATGCTTGAGCACGGGTGTGATTCAGGCGTAGGTTGGTGTGGTGCAGGCAACGGAGATTGGTGTGACTGTACGGTGAAAGGCGATACCTATGAGGAAGCGTTAGCACGATTAAAATAAAAACGAAAGACTTTTATATATAAAACATTTAGCCTTAACATGTATAGCGACAAAAAATATCGTGCAGAACATTTAGCTGATTTTAAGCGTGTGTATGACAGGGTTTCTAAAGAAGCCAATGTGAACCCTTATAGACTTAAAAGAATACAGGAATGTATAAATCTATGTCAAGATTAAGAGATATCATGACGAAGATATTTCACGCCTGTGATGATTGTAAGCCTATGATAGGCATGTGTCACAGTTGTTTTAAGAGTGGTGTCAAGATTGAAGATAGGAGAATGATATTATGTCATGGTTGCTGTCAGGCTTTATAAAGGGACTCAAGAAATCCTTTTCAGGCAGAGACTATTTAAGAGATATAAACCAATGTNTCAAGTGTGGTAAGCCCTCCTTTTTTTCCTCGTGCCTAAAGTGTGAGACTGATGATGCTTATAAAGGTTGGAATAAAAAGAATGAACGATAAGGTACAGCATTTTATAGCAGGCTTGTGCCTAAGTCTTACAGGCGTATTTTTCTTCCCGTTGATAATAACAGGGTTTATATTTGGCATAGGCAAGGAACTCTACGACTATGTTACTGGCAGAGGCGTAGCAGAATGGAAAGACATGTATGCTACTTTTTATGGTGCAGCCCTAGGCTCAGTGATAGTATGGATAGTATGGATACTATGACCAAATGTCCTCGTTGTAAACAGGCTTATAACTCCCCTTGGCAAGAGTGTTATAAATGTATCGAAACAGTGTACCCCGAAACCTGAGCCTAGTTGTATCCAGAGTTTTTTCCGATTGAGTTGTAATTTTTTTCCCGATTCGTATATATAGGTTTCCTAAAAACCGTTTTTTTTCCATACCTACTAGGCACGCTAACTCAGGCGTCAAACAGTGTGGAAATGTTATACCTGACGGACGCCTAGTGGTAGTATCGAGCCTCGCTCACTCACGCCTCAGGCGTGGGTGTGCCTGAGTGACGATAAAGCAGAGGCGAGGGAAGCCATTACTAGGCGATAGTGGTCGAACTTAATACGAGGGTAGGAGTACCTAGAGTGTTAAGGGTAGACTACAGCAGTGTCGAAACGTGGCGTCTTCTGGGAGCAGTACAACGACTCCTAATTGAGAGAATAGACTCAACTCTTCGTGCCTAAAGGAAAGAGATTTGAACAGCGTAGGTGATCTACGTTCCTTAGACCGTTCAACGACTTGTCAAACTCGGTAGGAAAGGTTAGCAATAGCTATAACTATCGAGGGTAAATCTTACTAACAACCCCTGCTCGTATATTTCAAGAGCCAGTGTACTTGTAAGTATAGAAAATGCAAAGGGTTATAT